ATAGAAGACATCTCCGAACAAATGCCACCCCATCTTCACAACTGCGTCTCGCATTTCGCGAGTAACAGAGTCTCGATGGGAAAGGACGAACGCATCGTTCTCGACATAGCGAGTTAAAGCAGCCTTAACCCTTTTAGGGTGGCACTCTAACTCAACCTTCTTGAGTAGCCCAGTAATCTGGAACAAACTCTTGATGGCCTGATAGCTTTCCAAGCTATCAACATTGTCGAGTATCCGACCGTCACCTTCATCGAACACGAGCCGAAGGAACCCACCCAAAAACTTGGGGAGTTCAGACGACTTGCTCCGGTTGAAAGACCGAAACAAGTCACTAGCGATGTAACCTCGATCAAGAGCCTGTTGAAGGTCCTTGAAAAAGGTTGCTAGTGTGATAGTCATAAAACTATCACCTTCGTGTTCAACTCGACTCAGGATTGTGTTAATATCCTGAGTGGTGTCGATACCACATAGATTGCCAGATTCTCTGACAACCTTAGTCAGGAGAACTGCTAATAGGCTTCTCATTGATGCTCCTTTCAAGAGCTTATCAATCCGTAGCAAACAGCAGTTCTACGACCCTTTAATGCTTATTCGTACGCCTCTGACGAGGTGACGTAAAAGCAACGAATCCCAGTAGGGACACGGTGATCAAGAGGCTGAATATCAGAATCCCCAAGATAATGCCATCAAAGCTGACAGAGTCAACTGGATGGTAAATCAAAAGGGCTCTGAACATCAGTTCTCGAGTCCGAGCAGTTTCTTCTTGTTCGCATCGGTGCCGGCCGCTAGATTAGCGACGATACCGTTTACGAACGAAAGAAGCTCAGCTGCACTAAACCCCTGAAGGGGCTTATTGACAGTGATGGTGACGGAAGCGTTGACCGGCTTATAATCAGCCGGCCGAAGCGGATCCGAAACCAGTTTGCTCAGTGATACCCGGACGCTTGACGAAATCCGTTTGCCACGATTGTGACGAATGGAATAGACAAGTGTACCATCAGCACTGGTGAATTCACCAGTGCCAGGCCCTGTGCTGGTTCGCGGAAGCGAAACAGCACCTGAGCCGGGATCAACACTTTGTGGGTCTGCGAACGCCATTTGCATTCTCCTTATCTTTGATAGGGCTTAAAGTCCAATTTTATCGGACTATTTGCGCTTCCCATTGTGTAGGAATAACGCACTGTAGACTCTCTGCTTGTCAGGCTTCTACAGCCGGCTGCCATTGTAACCTGAGGTTACCAATGCAGCTAGAATGGCAATCTGTTCGGGCGAGAGCCCTCCCAGATTAACGCCAAAACCGTAAGGAGTTGCACGCACTCTCTCCTGCCTACGTTGAGTAACGAGGCTGGTGATAGGCCCACTGTCGTTCCCAAAAAAGAGAACTCCAGAATGGGTATACTTGACAGCATATTGAGTTTCATGCATCAAGTATGCGTATTGCAACACTGTGCTATCTGAACTGATCGCGCTACTAACGGCAAGAACATCGCCGATATTGACGAACCAGTCAGAAAGCCAGGTCCATGGTGCAAGTTCCCACAGCAGCTCAAGGTCTAGGCGAATGCCTAGAGTCTTCCTTGCAAGTTGCGCTATACGACGGAGTTCACCAAAGACCGGACTATCCGATCCTAGGTAATACATCCATCGAGCAACGAACCAGTAACGTTCATACGTTTCTGTTTCGGATGTGAGAATGCCTCTTGCTGCACCCTGTCCATTGGGCTTAGATGGTATCAGACCGGTTTTGTCTCGAAAGAGATCAACACCGTCATATAAACCATTGGGCCCAAGAGGAAATCCAAGACGAGCGTCAATATCTATGACATTCATCGAGGACGTCCTGACAGGATCCAGTTTGCGAGTACGACGGACTGTCTTCTCAGGACCAGCATCGCGCTGGTACTGGGCAATGATGTCATCGATTTTAACGATGGCTTCACATGCCTTGAGAACATCGGAGACCAAAGGAGCCCAGCCAAAGACTGTATTAAGATATTCAGAACCTATGTTTTTAGGTAGGTTCCGTCTATCAAACAGTCGATGGTCAAAGCTCTGAAATGGAATCCGAGGCATATCCCTTATTGTTTCAAGGATAAGTTGCGACAGATTCGCCTGTGACTTCCCCGGCAGAGTACTACGAAGGAACTTAGTTCCTACTGTAATATCTGCACTTGGGGAGGGCAATGTGAAACGATCATGTCCATCCGCACTATTATGACCCGTCCAAAAGGACACAGGGTCAGTAGCGTGGAGAGGGCCACGGTAGTAACAACCACCGTAACCCCGGACAACATAATCATCATGTGAGGAAACAAGTTCACTCACTTTACGATGATCAAACTCGTGTCCATTGTCGAATGGCCAGTTGAATTGCTCGACATTAGCCGCCAGAATCTGGTGGTAGTCGTCAATTTGGCTGCCAAACTCACCACCCGATCGCCATGATCGGGTGCGCTCCCAAGAGATTAGTGACGCAACGTATTTCTCAGCTCCAGCCCCACCTGAGGGCTGGTAATAGTAAGTTTGAAATCCTTTTAGTAAAGGGTTGTTAAACAAACTATCACTGAGATCACGCTGTTGTGTCACATAACCTACCATGAAATTTTCCAAACGGTTAACTAAGAGTTCCCGGACTGATGCAC